CACACGATACGGAGCGATGAAAACATATGGGAGCGGATGCCTTGGGATAGTGCAGCAGGGTACACATATTTTTCGCTTTATTATTTTCCTCAGCCTGCTGGTAAACGCTCGCTTATAAAGGCGTATGAAACGAAGACTGGTAAAAAAGTAACGAAAGCTCCTGCGAATTGGGGGCGGTATTATCGCGGGCAAACGGGGCGGGGTGCAATTCAGTATTATCAAGTGTTTGATGTTGTAACAGGCGAGCTATCGCCTCCTCGTGTTGTCCCTACTTGGAAGGAGCGCGCAGAGGCTTTTGATGCACACATATTCGCTGAAAGCAGGCGGCGCATCCGTGAAATGTACGACAAAGATGTGGAGGAGATATTAAAAGCTTCACGGGCTGGAGTTAAGGCGTTAATCGGTAAAGTTGTTGCAAATATAGCGCAGCATAATCCGACGGGGGATGAGAGTATAGGTACGCTATCCGCCTCCCTGCTGCGTGCAATAGAAGCGGCAAATGCCGTCTATGGGCTGGAAATGTCTGCGGGCAATCCCCCTCGTGACATGGACGGAGCGGACAGTGTAGCAGGGAACGATATTACACTAGCGGACAGGGTTGAGGCGATTGCTAAAATTCTGTCGGCGGCTGAGGAACGAAAGAAACGCAGTAAGGGCACACCATGATATTAGACCTGCTCCCCCAAATTGGTGAACTTTTACCATATATGAGTGACGGGGAAGTAGAGCAGCTTTCTTCTTTAATTGCGGGCGTGCCTACTCCTGAGATGTCGTTGGTGCAGTTCGTGAAAGAGGCTTGGCGGCTTGTCGAGCCTAATACGCCATATCAGCATAATTGGCATATAGACGCAATATGCCAGCATCTAACGGCCTGCACCTACGGCATAATCAAGAACTTGCTAATAAACATCCAGCCAAGACATATGAAGTCCTTGCTTGTGTCGGTATTTTGGCCGACATGGGCGTGGACGTTCGTGCCACATACCCAGTGGCTTTTTATATCTCACAAACAACCATTATCCATCCGCGATAATCTTAAAAGGCGTCGGATTATTACGTCTGATTGGTATATACGGGGATTTGCTAATGGGGCACGACTTACACGTGACCAGAGGCAAAAATCATGGTTCGAGAATGTGCAGGGCGGGCATATGATAACGGCTGGTATGTCCGGGGTAACAGGGTTGGGCGCTGACTTCATTGTAGGGGACGATATACTTGCACGCGAGGACGCAAATTCAAAAGCACGGAGAGAGCGGGCGAAAGCCATGTGGGATGAAACTATTTCCACACGTGGCAACGACCCGGACACAGTAGTCAAGGTGATGATTGCTCAACGGCTGCACGTTGATGACCCTGTTGGGCATATAATGGAGACGGAAAAGAAGGGCGGGGATAGATACGATAGATTGATTATTAGGACGGAGTATGAGCCTGATAATGACACGTCTGTCTCGTCAATTGGATGGCGTGACCCTAGAACAAAAGAGGGGGAATTGCTATGGCCTGCTCGGTATAGTAGGGAGACTATAAATCGGCTTAAGATTACTTTGGGGTCATTGGGCACGGCTGCACAATTGCAGCAAAGCCCAGTCGCGGCGGGGGGCAACATCATTAAAGCGGAATGGTGGCGATTCTGGAGACCGGCGGGAAGCGACCTGCCTCCCGTCACAATAAAAATAGGCGATGGAAAATACATTGAATGTCCCGTTGTTGATTTGCCTGATGCGTACAGTATGCAGGTGCATTCGTGGGATATGGCATTTAAGAATTTGGATACAGGCAGCTATGTATCCGGGCAGGTATGGCGAAAGACAACGGCTGATTTCTATTTAATTGCAAAAGAACGGGGACATATGAATTTCCCGGAGACGCTTGAGGCGTTGGAACGCATGAAAAACGCATATGACCATAATGCAATTTTGGTTGAAGCGGCTGCAAATGGGCACGCTGTTGTCCAGACATTAAGCAGTAAAATATCGGGTCTAATCCCGATTAATGTAAGCGATTCAAAAGAAGGGCGGGCACATGCAGTGTCGCCACTCATTGAGGCGGGGAACGTGTACATTCCCCATCCAGCAATGGGTGAGTGGATTTGGGATTTTATTGATGAGACACGGGAGTTCCCTGCATCGGTGCATAATGACCAAGTTGATTCAATGACACAAGCGTTGTTATATTTGTCCAAGCGTCCAGAGAAGAAACCTAGAGCGGGGGCGTGGGGTAGGAAAAAATAAATACAAGCGCGGCGCGATGTGTTGTGTTTTATTGTGTTATTATGGTGAATGTTCACCACTATTATACAGGCAAGACAGGCAAGGAGCATAAAAATGGCAATGAATGGAAATGGCGATACTATACGGATGCTCTCCGATTTAATTGCACGTGCATCACTGGCAAGTAAGGCGGGCGTTGGGTTCGGGGGCAAGCGGGATATATGGGAGGCTGCTGGATATAAGCAGGAGCTAACATGGGATGATTATTATGGCATGTACGAAAGGCAGGATATAGCGGGTAAAATCGTCGATATGCCTGCTGTTCATGCGTGGCGACGACCGTTTACCCTATCCTCGTCCAATGATAAATTCTTAACCGCCTTTGATGAGCTTAATAAACGAGTTGGAGCTATAGGGGCGTTGTCAAAGTTAGACCGTCTCGCGGGCATTGGGCAATATGGTGTCCTATTTCTTGGATTTGCGGGGGAGCATGATTATAGCAATCCAGCGCCGGATAGGGCTGAGCTTGCATACGTGCGGGCATTCCCTGAAGGGTGTGCAAAAATTGCAGACCGCGAGAAAAACACGGCATCCCCTAGATATGACCTTCCCGTCATGTATACCATTGAAATGAGTGAGGGGGCAGGGGTGAAGGTGCATCATTCATGGGTGTTGCACATTGTTGAAGATTCGATAGGTGACCGGGCATTGGGACGCCCCCGGCTTAAACGTGTATTTAATCGGCTATATGATTTATTGAAAATAGTTGCAGCCTCCCCGGAGGGGGCATGGCAGACGATAAATAGGGGGATAGTTGCCAATATACAAAATGACGCGGAACTTTCCCCGGATGATGAGGCAGCAATGAGCGATGAGCTTGACGAATACGAACACGGACTTAGGCGTTGGATTCGGACGCGGGGTATTGACGTGACCCCGCTTCCGTCTGATGTTCCCGACCCCACTGGTATATTCGACATGCTCATATCGCTTATTGCATCTGCCTCAGGCATTCCTAAACGCTTGCTCATTGGTAGTGAACGCGGCGAGCTTTCATCTGCACAAGATGAGGCAAATTGGAATAAATACGTGGCGGACAGACAGAAGAACCACATAACGCCTGTTATAGTCCGCCCGTTCATTGACCGAATGATTGAGAGCGGGAATTTGCCGGGGGCAGATTATGATGTTACTTGGCCTCCGCTTGATGACATGAGTACAAATGAGGAGTTGGATGCGCTGGAGCGTGCAGTCAAAATTGTGCAGGCGTTGACCTATCCCGCTCCCGCTGATGAAATTATTGACGCTGATATACTGCTGGAACGTATTGCAGGCATTATTGGCTTGGGGAAGGCGTAAAATGGGAAAGCAATATGTAACCATACGTAAAGGCAGAAATCACCGTACAGGGGGAAATTCACGGATTAGGCAACTTGCAAAGATACGCAACGACCCAACCCGGACGACCGTGCTGCGTGAGCGATATAGAAAGGATGCAGTAAAACGATTTAGAAAATTATCAACTTCTATAAGACGGGGGGTAGGGGATAATGATGCGCTCGCATTACAGAAGGGCGGGCGTGCATTTGTTGAACTGCCCCCCAGATTTAATTTCCCAACATCCGCCGAAAAACATAAAGCATTTATGCAGTGGCTTGAGGAAATGATTAATACAGACATCCTTGAAGTCGTAGAGTGGGAGGGGGGCAGACCGGCGGCAAGAGTTGAATGGCAAAATAAATATGTAAAATCCGCATATGCGCGAGGGGTTGAACAAGCTGACGTGCAATTGCGGAAAATTGGTATAACTGTCCCTCAATCCCCCATTGCAGTAACGCTATCCCTACCGGTACACGCTGACAACCTTGCTGCATTGTATACTCGCAACTTTGAGGAGTTGCGAGGTATTACAAGCGCAATGAGCCAGCAAATTAGCAGAGTATTGGCTGAGGGGCTTGCGCAAGGCCTTAATGCCCGCGACATTGCCAAACTGATGACGGGTAGGGTGCGCGCGATTGGCATTAATAGAGCAACGGTATTGGCACGGACGGAAATTATCCGCGTACACGCTGAAAGCTCATTGACGCGATATGAGCAATTGGGGATAAGCGAGGTGTCGGGATTTGTTGAATTTTCATCATCAAATATAGGGGTGTGCCCAATATGTGAGGAGCTTGAGGGCAAGCGATTCACCATAGCTGAGGCACGTGGGATAATACCAGTGCATCCAAATTGTCGATGCACGTGGATACCAATGGCAGGATAAGCATATGGCACACGACAAAACATTATCCCCAAGATGGCTCAATGTAGCTAAACGCCTCCAGCAAATTGCTCAAAGTGGCAACGGCGGAAACGCAAAAATATCAGTTGTCATTATAGTGGACGGGCAATCTCAGCCTCGGCATTTTATAGTTGATAGGCAGCAAATCGAACCCAAGAGCGCGTCGCTTGATTGGCTGTTATCGTTGGCTGATGAGTAATGTTAAAATTTTGGGGGCTTCAAATTGCAGGCGTGCGGTGTTTTTTGCTTGCATTAGGGGAAATTCTAGCAAAAATCGCAATTTCCCGTTATTCGCTTGAAATTTGCGCCGTATGCGATTTTGTAAGAAATAGGTAAAAGTATACAGGGGGTGACATATAAAACGATTTTGCATTTATGCCACCATATTACTCAAATATGCCCATTATACACAGAAACGACGCTTAAAACGCAAATTTCAAGCGAATTAGCTAAAATGTACTCAAGGTTAGAGACGCTGCACATTTAAGATTGCGAAATTAGCACATATGTGCTGATTTTTAATGTTAAAATTTTGGCGGGGTGCTTTTTTGGGGAATTTGGTTATTTATTGTGCATTAGGGGGGGGTTGCAGTGGGTTATAGTTTGTGATATGATGACATTGATTTTATGGTGTCGTGGGAAAATTGGTTGAACGAATTAAGAGGCTTGAAAGTGGCCTGGCGCGGGTGAGGCGCTAGGCCACTTTCGTTTTATATGCAGCTAGTGAGCAAAAAAGTGGAAAACATGACAGCAGATTGTTCGTGCAAGGATAAGCTAAAAATTGAAGGCAATGGAATAGACGGGACGGTGGGACGCGGGGATATGCGTTCGCATCGTTATAGCGGTGAAGGTTCACCGCTATTTCGGTTCGTGGATGTTGGCGGGGAAAGATGGGTTGTTGTCCCCGTCGTTATGTGTAAGCCAGGAGTGCGAAACGGGGAGTTAGTTACTGAGTATGAGTTGGGTATATACGAGGGGGCGGATTGGAATGGCACGCCTATTTTATTTCAACATCCGCGTGATGAAAATGGGACACCCATTTCTGCAAATATCCCGGAGCTTATGCCATATGTGATTGGGCGTGTATTTAATGCACGCATGGAAAACGGGGGTATTGTTGGGGAGGCATGGTTACGGCGCGACGGAGTGGCGATTAATTCATTTATTTCCGCATTAAACGAGGGGCGCGAGTATGATGTTTCAATTGGCTTCTTTGCAATGAGCGACGGAAGGGCAGGGGATATTGATGGGGAACAATACTCAGGAAAATTGTATAATATACACCCTGACCACTTGGCTATATTGACAAGTGAGCGCGGGGCGTGTTCGTGGGATGATGGCTGCGGAATCCCGCGAGTAAATAATCAAAGCGAGGTGAATGATATGAAAGGTACAGTTAAAGCGCATGAAGAAGATGCAGGCGTGCATACCGTTGACGGGGCAGTGGATGAGACTGCTGCTGCTGTCGATGACGGGGCAGTGGATGAGACTGCTGCTGCTGTCGATGACGGGGCAGTGGATGAGACTGCTGCTGCTGTCGTTGACGGGGCAGTGGATGAAACAGACGAGCAGGAAATTGGTGAATTTTCAGCGAATGACCCTGTTGTTGCTATGAGCGACATTGAAGCGGCTGTTAATCGTGTTGTTGGTGATATTGTTGATTGGTACGCAAAGAATAAGCCAATTCTGGATAAGGTTTTGGCGGATGTACAGGCGGAACAGGACGCAATGATTAATCGTGCCCATCAAGTTACGGGGCTTCCGAAATGCGAGTTAAAGAAGCTGTCTTTTGATGCGCTTATGCAGCTAGTCAATAAGCAGGCGGGCGTGAATTATGCTGCGTTCGGGCGTGCTGAGAAGCAGGCTAGTGGATTTGACAATAAACCGAAACCAATTTTTTGAGGTGTGGTGATGATTGATATGGATTGTGTAACCATTGTAAGTGGGGGCATGGACAGCGTGACCCTATTGCATAAGTTAGTAAATGATGGGCTTTCACCTATTGTGCTTCATTTTCAATATGGGCAACGGCATTCCAGAGAAAGTGCGTGTGCTGTTTACAATGCAACGTTACTCAATTGTCCTTTTGTGACAATTGATATTTCGCCTACATTTGCGCCTATTGCGAGTATTGCAAATTCAGCATTGATTAATAGTAAGGTGGCTGTTCCTGACTGGCGTGATGTTGACGGGGATTCTCAACCTGTCACATACGTGCCTAACAGGAATGCTATTTTGTTGAATGTTGCCGCTTCCTATGCTGAGGCAATTGGGGTAAACACTGTCTATTATGGGGCGCAGGCTCAGGATTTGTATGGATATTGGGACTGTACGCCAGATTTCGTTGATTGTTTGAATGATATGCTTGCGTTAAACCGAAAGCATGAAGTAGAAATTGTCGCCCCATTTATTAATATGAAGAAGGCTGACATTTTGCGTTTGGGTGTAGAGCTTGGCGTTGATTATGCTAACACGTGGACATGCTATAACGGAGGAGATTCGCCATGTAACACATGCCCAACATGCATGGAGAGAATTAATGCATTCAGTGAGGTAGGTATACCTGACCCATTGTTACAATTAGAAAAATAAAGGAGACATGAAAATGCCTAATACAATCGTAATTCGGGGGAATCCCCTACAAAATGAAGCTCCTGCCAATGGAGTAATTACTCCCGGCGAGCTGCTGCAATACACGGCGACCGGCTCGGTTGACCAACATGCCGCAGCAGGCGGTGATGGGTTGACTATGGTGGCAATTGAAGAATCATTTACCGGCGGCGATATTGATACTACGTATGCCGACGGCGAAAATGTTGTTTTCGTTGTTCCTGCACGGGGGGACAAGTTGTATATGTTCCTTGCTGCCGGGGAGAGTGTAACCATTGGTGACCCGCTTGAAAGTGACGGCACGGGCGCGTTGCAAGCGCACACTGCTCAGGCTGTTGATGAGAGCGGGACTGCAACGTATACAATTCATGCTGATGGATTGAAATTTTACGCGGCTGAAACGCTTGACAATAGCGGCGGCGGTTCGCGTGTTCGCATTAATGTAGAGGCTGCATAAGGAGCATAACATGAACGATGTAAACATTTCAGGACTAACTGCGTTCGGGGGTAGCATCCCGGCGAAACTGGCGGCAAGCGGCATGGATATTTCCGCATTGCGCTCATATGAGGGGCAAATCGTAAACGGTATCCGGGTAAACGCCTTGCTTCGGAAAGATGAGTGGATTGAATTAGACAATGCGGTCGTCGATGTGGCACGGGCGCAATTGAACGGTATTGCTGATTTGCGGACTGCTAATCTTGTTCAAAATTTGGGCGGGTTGGGGACGCTGATTAGCGAGTATGAAAAATTGCAGGACATGGGCGACGCGGACGTGAGTATGTCCGGGGTCACCACTGGCGACCGTGATACGGTTGGTTTCGCGGTTGCGGGAGTGCCTGTATTTATCACGCATAAAGACTTTCAATTAAACATTCGGCGATTACTTGCGTCCCGAAATACAGGGCAGGGGCTTGATACGACACAAGTTGCAGTCGCTACCCGGAAAGTCGCTGACAAGCTGGAGAATATCCTGTTTAACGGACTTTCGCTTACAGTGGACGGGTATCCGGTATACGGCTATACCACTCACCCGGACGTGAATACAGGCACGGCGGCGGGGGATTTCGGTACGATTACAAATATCTACCCGACAATCAACAACATGGTAACGGCTGCTGAGGCTGATAATTATTTCGGTCCGTATACGCTATACGTCGCTCGCACGCAATACGGCGAGATGCGACAGATTTATAGCGATGGAAGCGGACAAACTGCAATTCAACGATGCTTGGATGGCATCCCTGCTCTTACTGCAATCAAGCCTTCCAGCGTGTTAGCTGATGGCAGTTTGGTTCTTGTCACAATGCAACGTGATGTCGTTGATTTGGCTATTGCTCAAGACATCGCTGTTGTGGAGTGGGACACAATGGGCGGTATGGTATCCAACTTCAAGGTCATGACTGCTCAAGTGCCGCGTATTAAAAGCGATAGCGCGGGGCGTTCCGGTATCGTGTATTTTACAGGGGCGTGATATGGCATACCTTGTCAGTGGAAAGCGTCATTTTGATGGCAGGACTGGCAAATTTGTTGAAGTGGGGGAGGTGTACTCCCCCACTCCCAATGAATTAAAGGCGTTCCCGAACCGCTTTGCAAAGGTACAGGGCAATCCCGGCAACGAAACCGGCGGAGCGCAAATTGCCCTCCCTGCTGCACCGGCTGAGGCGGACATTACAAAATTGTCTGCGGCGGCTGTTGTGCGTATGGTGAAAGACGGTGAAATTTCACCAGAATACGCCATTGCAGCAGAAGAAAATAGCGATAAGCCTAGAAAGACGCTGTTGAACAAGTTAAGGAAACTTATCTGATGGACATAGATGTAGCCTTATGCACGGCTGATGAAGTTAAGGCTGTCATTGATACGGACTTGAGTAATAGCCAAGTCGTTCCGTTTATAAACACGGCTCATCAAATGGTATATGACCGCTTGGCTAATGAGGGGCTGTCCATAAAGCTGCTGACCCAAATTGAAATATGGCTTGCAGCTCATTTCCTGTCCATCATGGATGCACGGGTAAAGACGGAATCCGTGAGCGGGGATTACTCGGCTACGTATGAGGGGCAGACAGGCATGGGTCTGGATTTCACACGATACGGACAAATGGCGAAAACGTTAGACCCTACTGGAAAATTATCACAGTCCGGCAAAGCGCGAGCGGGGTTTAGAGTTAATTAATGTCTGCTTTTACACGCAATCTAAGCCACACATGCACAATAGAGCGTCCATCGCGTACACGTGCAGCAAATGGAGAAGTCGTTGAAAGTGCGGTAACGGTGCAGCAGGATGTCCCATGTCGCTATGTACAAAAGACGGTACGAATAGCGGGGCAGGATGGCAGTGTGTTGAAGTTGTCAGTATTGCTACTTGCACCGGGAACGGATATACAGGAATTGGATGTTGTTAAGGACATTAATTTGACCCCATCCGCTAAAACGCCTTCACTGCTGCAAACTGCACCGGCGAGCGGTGATACTACACGTGACGCGGCATTTGTCATAACGTCATTGCAAACGCATAGAACGAGGACGCGGGTGCATCACGTAACCTGTGAATTGCGAGCGGTTGAATGATAACGGTAAAGGTGAACGACCGGGCGTTGCGTGACGCATTGCGTAAAGTAAAGCTATCTAAGCGCGATTTCGTAGATGCGTTATACGACGGCGGGCTTGTTGTTGAAGCAGCAGCAAAGCGGAATATAAAGCTGCGAGATTTAATAGATACCGGCGATTTGCGTAGCAGTATGACTACTGAAAAAAATATGTCTGCTGGATATGTTGTCGTCGGTACGAACAAAATTTATGCAGCTATACACGAGTTCGGCGGCGTTATAAAGCCTAGGACAGCAAAGCTCTTGTCATGGGTTCAAAATGGTGTCCGTATATTTGCGACAAGCGTGACAATCCCGGCAAGACCATATCTGCGTCCTGCCATAGACGACAACCATAGAGAGATAGTAAACGCTGTTAAGCGAGCGGCTGAGACCATCATTAAGCGGGCGGTATAGCGGCATGATTGACAATGATTGACGATGCAATATACACAATAACAAATAATGTCGCGGAGTTACAGGGGCACATATCCCCGGCAAAGGTGCAAGTCGGTGATTTTTCACCGCTTTGCGTTTATCAGTTGGTATCGCAACAGGATGCAGCAGCTCATGATAATGTCAGCAATATCAGGATGGCACGGGTGCAGTTTACTGTATACGCGGACACATATACGGATGCACGAGCAATCGGGACAAAGGTTGCTGACCAGTGGCGCGGATACGTGGGAACGGTGGACGGGACAATTATTCATTCATCGCTGGTATTGGATGAGCGGTCTGCTCCAGATGACGGCATCCCTGCTCCGTTCGGCTACATTGTAGATGTACGGATTATATACGCATAAGCATAATCGGAGGTGCAATGACTAAATTGTTGAAACGTCCAACAAAAAATGATAAGGCAAGGGGGTATCTTGAATACAAGACAGCGGACGGTAATACTGTTTTCCAAGTGCTTGCTATGCCCTATTTTGTTCATCCTGATGAGGCGCGGGTGCAGGCGCAAGCAAGTATCCATCCGTATCAGGCAGTAGATGAAATTGAAGTTGAATTAGAACAGGATAACGAGGAGGCTGGAAATGCCAATTAGTAATTACGGAACATTATTGCAGCTAGGGGACGGGGGCAGTCCCGAAACGTTTACCACTGTCGCGGAGGTCGTAGCAATTCAGCCTCCGGCTGTTGAAGCGTCTTTTGCTGAAACGACCCCCCATGATGGAGTGGGCTGGTATGACGGCATCCCGACGACGCTGGAATTAAAAGAGTTTTCTGTCACCATAAACTATGAACCGGCTACGGCTCAACATGCTGCATTAATTACGGCGGTAACGGCTAAAACGTTGAGCAATTATCAAATTGTTTTCCCGGATACGACTACATGGTCGTTTTCAGCGTATACAGTAGCCTTTGAGGTTGATGAGGCAGATGCAAGGGGCGGAGCGGATGCGTTGCGTGCTACTGTGAAATTCCGTCCAGTTGTCCGCAATTCTGCACCTACATTCGCATAATTTAGGCGAACGCATAATTTAGGCGAAATCTTGGCTTTATCCGTCGCTAGTATAAAGTCTATGATTTATGTATGGATGCACACAAAACGCGGTATAGCTAAGATTTAGCCTAAATTCGGTGAAGTTTAACCATTTATAACGGAGAAGTAAACTGTGACAGATGCTAAAAGTGTTAAAAGTGTGCGTGAATTAATTTTAAGCGTTAACGATTTGCCGAGGGAAAATGTGCATGTCCCTGAATGGGATGTGACATTGTGTGTGCAAGGGCTAACGGGCAAACAGCGTGAGGAATTTGAATCCGCTATGCTTGTCCGAAAGGGCAAGCGGTATGATGTTGATATGCGGGACATGCGGGCGCGGCTTGTCGCGTTGGCTGTCGTTGACGCGGATACGGGCGAACGCATATTTAATGATGCAGACATACCTAAATTAAGCGAAAAGTCGGGTGCAGCATTGGAGCGCATTGTAAGCGTTGCTCAACGGTTGAGCGGGCTTGATGAGGGTGCATTATACGACGAAAAAAACTAATAAAGACGAATCCAGAGCTTAGGCTATGGTTTCGTCTTGCTGCATTATTTGGTATGCCCGTCTCGCAATTAAAGCGCGTGATTAGCTCGCGCGAATTTACACAATGGCAGGCATATTTTCAAATAGAACCATACGGGCATGTCGCTGACGATATACGCATGGCGCGACTAATGGCAATAGTTGCGGGTATTGCTGGCAATAGCAAGGCAAAGCCTAAAGACTTCCTGATTACGGATATGACTGAGGGCAATGCGAGTGAGCAGGCGCAAGATTGGCAGACAATGAAGCGACATGCTCAAATATACGCGGCGGCTCTAGCGAGGCATGGTAAATAATGGCAATAGAACTCCCCTCCCTGCTGGTAAAATTGCTAGGCGATATATCGGATTATGAGCAAAAAATAGACGCGGCGGAGCGACTTACTGCAAATGCTGGTAAGTCGCTTTCGTCTGCTGGTAAAAAAATGACAACGGGGGTCACGTTGCCATTGTTGGGGGCAGGGGCGGCGGCTGTTACGTTTGCGACACAATTGAATAGCGGGTTGGCAAATGTAGCATCACTGGGTGAAGAAGCGTCTAATGCTGTTGCCGGTTGGAAGCCTGAATTGCAAGCAATGGCAATTGAAGTGGGCAAATCAACGGAGGATATGTCGCAAGGGTTATACAATGTTGTCTCAGCCTTTGGGGTTGCCGATGACACAATGCAAGTGCTGGAAATTAATGCCCGTGCTGCTGCTGCTGGTCTGTCTACCACTGCGGACGCTATTAATCTGACATCGGCTGTTACCAAAGCCTATGGCGATACCAGTGCTGAGGCGGTGCAGCATTCCGCGGACTTGGCATTAAAGACGGTGCAGCTAGGACAAACGACATTCCCTGAATTAGCCAGCGCAATCGGCAAAGTGACACCACTGGCAAGCAGCCTCGGTATATCTATGGAGGATATGTTTGGGGTTATGGCGACTGCAACGGGGGTCACCGGTTCAGCAGCAGAGGTATCCACTCAGTTCGCGGGTATTATGCGGGCATTGATGACCCCTACTGAGGGGATGATAGACCTTTGGAAAACTTATGGCTTTGAATCGGGAGAGGCAATGCTGCAATCAATGGGGCTGCAAGGGTCTATCCAAGCTATTGTGAAATATGCAGAAAATACAGGTGCGCCATTGAGCGCGTACATAAGCTCGCTCACGGGGCAGACGCTCGCTCTTGCATTGGTAAATGGGCAGTCCGACGCATGGGTGGAAAAGACAGAGGCAATGTATAACGCATCCGGGGCATTGGAGGAGGCGTTTAATGCACAGACGCAAGGTATAAACGCATCCGGGTTCGCTATGCAGCAGCAAAAAATAAAGATGCAAGTAATGGCTCAGCAAATAGGGGATGGGCTTGCGCCTGCTGTTGGGGCATTGACAGACCGGCTGTTCCCATTGGTTAATGCTGTTTCGTCGCTTGCTACACGTTTCAGTGAGCTTGACCCGAATACGCAATTATTTATCGTTGGCATTGTTGGGGCGGTGGCTGCTATCGGCCCGCTTTTGATGATGCTTGGCTTTATGATGTCGGGCGTTAGTTCATTAATCGGTCTATGGGGGGCGGTCTCCACTGCGTTCACTGCGTTTTCTGCTGCCGTTGGTATTGGAGCGGCCCCAATTATTGCCATTATCGCATTAATAGCGGCGGCGGCATATGGGCTTTATTACGCATGGACTAATAATTTGGGCGGCATCCAGCAGAAAGTCCAAGCAGTCATCACATGGATGCAGGGATTTATACAGGCTGGATTGCAGTATATTCAGGGCTGGTGGCAAGCTCACGGTGATTCAATAGTCACCATAGTCCAATGGTATATTGAGCGAGTGCGAACAGGGCTTAATGAGCGGATAGAGGCTATTAAGGCATTTATTCAATCATTCCTCAACGGGGTGCAAGCGTTTTGGGCTGCACACGGGGAGGTCATTACTAGCACGGCTCAGGCAATTTGGAATATAGTGCGGGAGGGTATACAAGCAGCATTAGACGCTATCGGCTTTATTATAGATGCTTTTGCTGCTGCCACTCAGGGGGATTGGTACGCATTCGGTGAAAATATCAGAAAGGCATGGGACAGGTTATGG